GTAGATAATAAAGGTGATGCTTGGATTGAATCAAAAGGTAAGAAGTATTCACCATCACAAATATCTGCTTTTACTTTACAAAAAATGAAAGAAACAGCAGAAAAGTATTTAGGTCAAGAAGTTACCAAAGCAGTAATTACAGTACCTGCATACTTTAATGACGCACAACGTCAAGCAACAAAAGACGCAGGTAAAATTGCAGGACTTGAAGTTGAACGTATTGTTAACGAACCAACTGCGGCCGCACTTGCTTATGGATTAGACAAAAAAGCAGACCAAAAAATTGCTGTATACGACTTAGGTGGTGGTACATTTGACGTATCTATCTTAGAAACTGGCGAAAGTGTATTTGAAGTTAAATCAACTAATGGTGACACATCATTAGGTGGTGAAGACTTTGATAAAGTTTTAATTAATTACCTCGCAAGTGAATTTAAGAAAGACCAAGGCGTTGATTTAATGAATGACAAACTTGTTATTCAAAGACTAAAAGAAGCGGCAGAAAAGGCAAAGATTGAACTGTCTTCTACTATAGAAACAGAAGTTAATCTTCCATTTATAACTGCTGACAAATCAGGACCTAAACACTTAAACATAAAAATTACAAGAGCCAAGTACGAATCACTAGTTGAGAAACTAATTGCAAGAACACTTGCTCCTTGTAAAACTGCACTAAAGGATTCAGGTTATAAAGCTAGTGATATCGACGAAGTAGTACTTGTTGGTGGTATGACTAGAATGCCTAAGGTACAAGAAACTGTTAAAAACTTCTTTGGTAAAGAACCTCACAAAGGTGTTAACCCAGATGAAGTTGTTGCTCTTGGAGCCGCAATTCAGGCTGGTGTATTACAAGGTGATGTTAAAGATGTGTTACTATTAGACGTAACTCCTTTATCACTTGGTATTGAAACACTAGGTGGTGTAGCTACAAAACTTATTGATAAGAACACAACAATACCTACAAAGAAAAGCCAAACGTTTTCTACTGCTGATAATAATCAAGCGGCAGTTACAATTAAAGTTGTACAAGGTGAACGTGAAATGGCCGCTGACAATAAACTATTAGGAAATTTTGATCTAGTAGGAATTCCGCCAGCACCAAGAGGTATACCACAAATTGAAGTTACTTTTGATATTGATGCAAATGGAATAGTAAATGTTTCAGCAAAAGATAAAGGAACAGGCAAAGAACAGTCTATCCAAATTCAAGCATCAGGTGGATTAAGTGATTCTGAAATTGATAATATGGTTAAAGAAGCTGACGCTAATAAAGAAGCTGATAAAAAGAAACGTGATGAAGTCGATGCTCGTAATAATGCAGATGGGCTTATTCATGCTACTGAGAAGTCATTAGAAGAACATGGTGACAAAGTAACAGCTGAAGACAAAGAAGCTATACAAACAGCTCTAAGAAGCTTACAGGACGCCTTAAAAGAAGGTACTGATGTTGAAACAATTAAACGAAAAACACAGGATCTAAGTCAAGCGGCTATGAAGCTAGGTGAAGCTATATATAAAAGTCAACAAGAAGAAACCAAAGAAGAACAACCAGCAACCGACGATAAAAAAGACGATATTGTTGATGCAGAATTTGAAGAAGTCGATAAGAAGTAACCAGCATCAGAAATACGTTTTAGGAGCGCCTTGATGATAAGTAATGTTATGGACGTAGAGATTGACGAAAAAATTAAGCAAAAGATTGTTGAGCCCGACTTATATAAAGTTATTTTTCTAAATGACAATGCAACTCCGATGGAGTTCGTTATTGACGTGCTCATTTCAATCTTTAAACACTCTGATACTACTGCACGTGACTTAACGGTTAAGATACACGAAGAAGGGTCAGCTGTTGTTGGTGTATATTCCTTTGAAATTGCAGAACAAAAAGGAGTTGAAGCTACCAATTTGAGTCGTTCTCATGGATTTCCGCTCCAGATTAAAGTGGAGAAAGAATGAGTTTAAAAGAATTAACCAAAAGTGTTCACAGAGATGCTGAACGTCAAGATTTTGTAAGTGTTTTAATGTCAGGAGAAATTGATCCTGAGCTTTATGCAACATTTTTAGCAAACCAACATCCAATGTATGATGTGTTAGAAGCACTTGCAATGGCTAAAGGATTGTTAAACGGATTACCTGACATACGTAGGGCACCAGCTATTCAAGAAGATTTTAAAGAATTATGGACTAGCTCTGATCCTGCACCGCAACTCGAAGTTACTAAAAAATACGTTGACTATCTCCGTGAGATAGCAGACGACGAAACAAGATTATTTGCACACGTATATACTCGCCATATGGGCGATTTAAGTGGAGGGCGAATGATTAGCAAAAAAGTGCCAGGCGAAGGACGATTATATCAATTTAAAGAGCCTGATACTTTAAAAGCAAAAATACGTGAACGGCTAACTGATGACATGGCTGAAGAATCGAAAGTTTGTTTTGAATTTGCTACTCAAACATTTCGAGAGATGATGCCCTATGTCAAATCATCAAGTTAAATCAATATGTATAGCAGGTGGTGGTTCAGCAGGATGGCTAACAGCCGCCTATGCATTACGTATACTACCATCTGATATAAACATCACACTAGTTGAAAGTCCTAATATTCCAATCATTGGAGTAGGCGAAGCAACACTATTAGGATTTGATAAATTTCTTAGTAAAGAATGTAATATTCCTTTTGAACTATGGACAAAAGAATGTGATGTTACAATTAAACTAGGAACAAAATTTACTGACTGGTACGGAGACGGCTTAGATATATGGGAACCTTTCTTAGTACCTACAATTTCACATAACGATTATCATTTTGATATACTTGATTTAACTCTTAAAGCTAAAATTGTCAAACCAGACTTTTATTCAACGTGTTCAAGTTGGTATGAAATTAGTGTAGAAGATCAAAAAATTCCTTCCACAGCATCATTAAATGGTCCTGGCTCAGGGGATCACGAAGTAGCTTACAATTTAGATGCAATAAAACTAGCAAACTTTTTAAGTAGGTGGTGTAACGAAAAGTATCCCCAACTAACTCATATTAAAAAACATATAGATAAGCCTGTTGTTAAAGATGGAAACATAGACCATTTAATACTACAAGACGGCAGTACTATTCATGCTGATGTGTTTATAGATTGTACTGGATTTAAAAAACTATTATCAAATGCAATAGGAGGAAGTGACTGGCGTGACCATAGTGATATGCTATATGTTAATTCAGCAGTTGCTAGTCAAATTAATTACAAAAACGACGAAGAACCTCAACACCCATACGTAGACGCTACTGCTCATGACTTAGGTTGGATTTGGAAAACTCCTATTAAAGACAGAATAGGTAGTGGGTTATGTTATAACAATACGATTACAACAAAACAAGAAGCCGAAGATGCCTTTGTACAACATTGGGGTAAAGATAGATTAAGAACAGGCGAATTTAATCACATAAAATTTACTCCAGAGTATAATGCAAAAAATTGGCGGGGCAATGTTATTCCAGTAGGATTGTCTAGTGGATTTGTTGAACCTTTAGAATCATCTGGTATAGCTTTAATGGTTAATAGTATGGCTCCAATTGGAGATTTTTTAATACGTGGAGAATATACAGACGCCGATAGAGAAGACTATAATGAAAGACTTACATTTGTTTATCAAAATACAATGGACTTTATGGGATTACATTATTTTAATAATCCACGAACAGGACCTTTCTGGAAGCTAGTTGAAGAAAAATATAATTCTACAGAATCTTTATTTGATTTAGTTAAAGGATTTAAATTAATTAGCAACACATCATTCCAACAACAACACTTCCCTAGAGATACCGGACTTTATCATGAATACAATTGGAAATTATGGGCATACACATCTGGGATAGGCACTATGACTGGAGAGATGAGTGAAGAAGATGCACTAGCACATATTAACTCAATAAAAGATCACGATAACGAAGTATCTTATCCTGGAGTAAAAAATAGAGATTGGTCAAATAGATGAGATTAGCCGGAGCACAAATACCTGTTTCTAAAGATGTTGAGAAAAATGTCGAAACTATAAAACACGCAATTGATTGGGCTACAGATAACGAGTGTGATTTTCTTGTAACGCCTGAAGGTTCTTTAAGTGGATATCTTCCAGGGTTTAATATTGAAGAAACTATTAAAGGACTTGCTGACATCGAAGAATATGCTAAAGAAAAAAGTATGGGGTTATGTTTAGGAACATTATGGCTTGATAAAGAAGACCAAGGTGATATTAGAAGAAATCAAATTAGATTTTATGATAAAGAAGGTGTATTTTTAGGCCGTGCTAATAAAACACATGGTGTTAATCATGATGAAACTTTTTTAATGAATGATATTGATAAAGAAGGTATTAGAATTTTCTCACTACTAACTCCACCTGGTGGTACAGGTCAACAGTATCTTAATGCAGTTGGATTAATATGTAATGATATGTGGCCACACTATGCTAGTAAAAGTATACCTCATTTAGCTGAATTGGCAGGAGCAACAATTTTAATCCATAGTTCAAATGGTGCTAGAGGAAATGACAAAGATAAAGTATATAATACATGGCACGATGCCAATTTAAAAATGATAAGTCATATTACACGAATTCCTATTATAACTGTGGATAATATATATCATATAAACGGCGAATATTATGACGGACCTACAAGTAGTGAAAGCGGTGTTGTTATAGACGGCGAATGGGTAACAGATGTTCCAAGAACAGGAACACAATATTTTTATTGGGATTTTTAATATGAGCGTACTATGGAATAAACTAATACAAAGTCAAGAAGATATTATTAATATTTTCGATAGTCAATGTAAAGAAATACAAGAACCAGGTATGGATCATTTTAATCAGCCCGACGGAGGTTGGATTAATAGAGTATGGGCTAATGATAATATACGTAGAGCTCATATTGACGTAGTAGATGCACGTGAGTCAAAAGGTCTTTGGATGATGCACGTATGCTGTTTTCCTGTATTAAATAATGACGGCCCTATATATGGATTTGATGTTATCTCTGGTAAGAACAAAATGACTGGGGCCTTTCATGACTTTTCAGCTTCTTCTGGTGGCGCAGATCATCCATTAGTAGAGTGGTTTGAAAACGAAGTTAAAGAATTTATTCCAAGCAAAAGACGTGAATTACCTCAATGGGCATTAAACATCTTTACAGATAGTTTTATTGCCGCAGGTAATGTTCAAGATGACGAAGAAGCTACAGCTATAATAGACCTAGCAGTAAATAATCTAAAAGTATACTTTGAAAGCATAGGGCAATATGCGGGCATGGGCGATCGTGAGCTTACAATAGCATCACAAAATTATTACTGTGATAATCAGCAACAAAACCCACACACACCACGAGTAATGACTAGTTTAGGCCTTAACGAAGCTGATGTGCAAAAGTTTTGTACGGATATGCTCTTCCCTAAAATAGTATAAATAGTAATACTATGCGATTTTACGAGTTTAAAACAGTTCTAAATCAGACAGGGAATCCTGCAGATAAGCCAACAGAGCAGGTACCGGCACCTGCACCAGCACCGATTCCACCAAAACCGCCAGTAGCAGGAGACGACACATTATCATCTACTCCTGAAGTAGTTAAAAACGCTGAACAAGTAGCTGGTAATATCGATAAAATGGATCTGTCAACGATTCCAGAACCTGCTTTGCAAAAAGCAAATACGTTTGTTAAAAATCTGTTAACAAAAATACAACAAAAAGTATCACAACTTACAGGTACAGAAGTACAAACAGAAGATGCCGCTGGTGAAGTAACTTTAAATTCGAATTTAGAAACACTAATGACTCAACTGGCAAAATTATGTGCAGAAACTGGCCTATTAGGAAGAAAAAAGGTTGATTGTACAGCGTTCTTACAAGGTATGGGTCTAGAAAAAATGGACCAATTAGAAAATTATTTACAATCAGCACAACAACAAGGACATGACGTTGGTTACGAAAAAGGTACTGATGATACTAAACAAGCATATAAAGCCTTTAAGAAATCATTGAATACAAAGATTGACACTTTAGTTAAAAAAGCTGAAGGAATAGATGCTGTTGTTGAGTGGGATCGAAAAAATATCTCAGCTGTACAAACAAGTATCCGAGAAAGATTAAAATCAATTGTTGACCATCTAGAGGAAAGAGACATAACACCACAAACTATCAATGCCTTTTTAGATTTAGCTATTGCAGGTAAAATAATTAATATGAAAAGTTTAGTATCTGCAAAAAGTGGTAATATTGATTCTCATATAAACGAAGAATTGCCGCCGGATATTAAACAGCTTTTTGATAATGAAATTAAAGATCTATTCTTTAAATTTATACCAGGTGGAACAACAGCAGGAAATTACGGACCAACAGAAGTAGCACTAGCAATTCTTGGTAACCCAGCTAAGAAGGCAGACACAGGTGACCTAGAAGTTGACGGCACTATGTTTGAACTAAAAGGAAGTGGGTATGATGCTAAAGGTAACCCAGGAAGTTTATACGGTGCAAGACTTAACTCAAAAGGTATTTCAGATGGGACATCTGGATGGAATACACTTGATGCAGAAATTAAAAAAATGATGCCAAAGATTAAAAGTGCAAATAAAACTAAAGATAAAACAGCAGTACAAGGCGGAGCGAAAATTCCTGGATATTTAAGATATATGAATGGCACTAAAACTAAGAAAGGCATCAAGTGGAAAGAAGCAAGTAGGTATAACTTTAATGGAGCAGGACTAAAACGTTTAAATAGCGAAATACTTGGGCCAGTAGGTAATCCTAAAAAAACATTTAACTTATTAACAAATACATTTAAAAAGATAGTTACTGGCTGGAAAAAAGTATCTAGCTGGGATAAACGTATTAAGGGTATGATAAACAGTGATGGTACTGTTGATCAAGATAAATTATTTACACAATATAGTGCTATTGCATATGATAGTTATAATAAAGAAGATGAAGTTGAAAATATCCTTTTTGTTAACTCATCTAACAGAAACTATTATCTAGTTAGCGGACAAAATCCTACAGAATTACTACAAGCTATTGAATCGGGTGAAATTATAATTAAAGGTGGTATTACTTGGAATGACGATCAACAAAAAGCTACACCACAATACTCAATAAAATAAAACGAGTAATTAATTATTTGACAATAGTAATAAATTATTATATACTAAACACTAATTAGGAGAAGTTATGTTGCACAAAATTAGTGAAATGTGCGATCTAGTAAGAGTAATACACAACAAATCAGAAAACTTAAGACAATTAAAATACGGACAGCCAAAACAAGAACAAGACAAACGTATAATTGATTATCATGTTTCTGACATTCAGGCTATGTGTAGACAGATTGCAGAGGATAAACAACCTTACGAAAAACGGGAATAAGGATTAGTTGTACTTAATTCTATAAAATCTCGTAAGAAGATAAAGTGTTTACTCAATGACTCAAATAGTTCGTGGTTTAACGTTGTTATTCTACTATAACTAGACCTTCCAACCTCTACAAAATAATCCCTTTCTCCATATCGTGGAAACACACCAGAAACAAAAAGACACGTATCTCCTAGTTCTTTTGCATTTCTTGAATGTCTAATAGTTAAGTAGGATTCTGCAAAGGATTTTTTAGGTAAAAAATCATTCTTATCAATATGGTCAGCCAAGAGCATTACAACATAACACTCTATATCATTCGGTAAAGTAAGCCCTTGGCTTTCTTGGGTTTCTTTAACAACCCCATAAAAAGCCGTTTGGTAAACGTCCCTCATACTGTATTTATTTGGTTTTGGACAACCATGGTACTAAACCATTGATTTTACTAGATATAATCGAAACCTAATTATTTGACTTTTAGGGGTAAATTTGTTATAATTATAATATACATGAGGTAAAGATTATGATGCAAATAAAATGCACAGGTGGTACAAAAAATCAAAAGAAATATGCTAAATCTATGGCATTTTTTTGTGCTGGAAAACTCATGCACAGAAATTTAAGTGATAATATCAGCTTACGAATTAAGTTCTCGAATACCTTATACAAAAAATACGGAAATCTAGGTAATGTTACGTGGGAAGATGACAATTATAATCCACGTGAATTTTTCATGGAAATTGACAGTACTGTAAGGCTCCGTAGAATACTAGAAAGTGTAGCCCATGAAATGGTGCATTTGAAACAATTTGCCAAGGGCGAAATGCGGGATATGATGACTGCTGATAAGACAGAATGGCTAGGTCAATCAATGCATTCTAAAAGTGTTGACTACTATGATTTACCCTGGGAAATCGAAGCACATGGCCGTGAATGTGGCCTCTTTGTTCGCTGGGCAGAAGCTCATAAATTAGGAAAACGAAGGTGGACATGGGATCGATAAATACGTATGGGGACGGGTTAACCATATATGAGCACCAAAAAGATAGAAGATTTTACAGCCGCGGATCGTATCGATATAAAGCTTCTCGAGAGCAACTGTCATTACCTGTCAGGTGAACTTTGCGAGGAAAATATTGGTAATGCGATCAAATGGATTCTCTTCGAGAATCTAGAGAAAAAACCCAAAAAGACTTTAACTCTTTACGTCAACTCAGTTGGTGGTGACTTATACGAATCCTTTGGACTTATTGATATTATGCGTGATTCTTATCATCATATATCTACTATCGGTATTGGTGCTGTGATGAGTGCAGGACTTCTTGTTTTTGCCGCTGGCTCCCCAGGCAAAAGATATATTGGTAAAAATACAGGAATTATGAATCACCAACATAGTGATTCAGTTGATGCTAAAATGCATGATATGAAAGCCCAGATGAAAGAAAATGCTAATTGTGAGCAAAGATGTTTCCAAATTCTACGTGACGCAACTGGATTTTCATTAGCAGATGTTCGTAAGAAATTTAATAATCCTTCAGATCAATACTTTACAGCTAAACAAATGGTAGACCTTAAGTTAGCTGATCAAATTTTATAGCCTTTTTCGGTTGACAAACCGATTTGTAGATGTTATTATAGTAATATAATAATTAGGCAAGAGGCATTTATGGCAACCAAAAAACCCCAAGAACAAACATTTCCAGCAGTAGACGTAATTGCGACTGCATTCGCAGTACATCGAATTAACGAAGGATACTTTAGAGAAACCCGTCGTTTTTCAACTGAGGGTCAGAACACTCTTTTTTCTAATAAAGAAGCTATAACTTATCAGCTTGAGGTTGAAAATAAGAAATACAACCCACCAGATTTTAAAAGATTTAGAGTAAGAAAGGCAGATAGAAAACACGCTGAAGAGGCTCTTCAGTGGCTGTCTAGAGAAAATGCACTTAATATTATTGCTGGTAACTTATCAGACTTTATGGATTCGCTAATGAAATATATTTCAAGCGATAAATTAAGTAAGAATAGTTACGGTGTTGTTGCTGTAGTTCCTAAAGTATATTTTGAAGGCTCAAAGAAAAAGACAATTAAAAAACAACTAAAAACGTCATTTAGAGAAAGCAGACACATCGGCAATATCGGTGAACCTGTAACAGGAATGTTTACTCTTAATGAAATTAAATTTATCGATAAATTTACTTGTCATGTATGCAATGGAAGTATAGATGGTAATCTTGTAAGTTTCTTCAAAAACTTTGATCAAACTAAAGCATTACCAAAAGAAGGCACAACTTTTCATCTAAAAGCTAAGGTTAAAAGACACGGTGAAAACTTTATCACCAAGTTTCCAGAAACCCAGTTAAATTACGCAAGATTTAAGGTTGACAATAAATAAAATATATAGTATAGTATTAGGATGTTCACAATCACAGATATAAGAAGTACTGCCAAGCATACAGGAGCAAGACAATGGCCGATGAACAACAGTACAAGGTACCAGAGTATATTACAATGGATGATGCCCTTCAGGACGATGATTGGGGGCTTATCATTAACGCAAGTGGTGAACTTAAAGGAATTTACATTCCAAAGGGATCTGAACACGAAGAAGTGCCAGAATCAATTATGGAAATTTGTGAAGCATATTTCGGAGTTGATTGGGCTGAAGAGGATACATTCAGAACATTACATTAAAACAGGAGGATTATGGAAGTAATCGTTAGAAATAATAATGTAGAGAAAGCATTACGTATTTTGAAAAAGAAGATCAAGAAAGAAGGTCTTATGACAGAATTACGTGAACGTCAATACTACATTAAGCCAAGCGAAAGACGAAGACTTGCTAAGAAACGTGGAATTGCAAGAGTGGCTAAAGAACGAGCAAAACGTGAAGCTATAATGTAAAACAGTAACTATGGATAAGTAGAGTGAGGATCCATGAGTTACGAGTTTGAAGATTATAGAAAAAGGAAAGAAGAACCAAACATAGGTTCTTGGCCGTTCTGGATTCTACCTCCACAAGACGCATCAGGATATATATTTAGAATGATGTTGTTATTATTTGCAATACCGTTAGTATTTTTAGGATATCTATTTACACCAGCAACAACATTTATTTGGTGGGTCATATTTGATTTAATAGAATATATTAAAATTAAACGAGGAAGAGGATTTTTACCATGAACCAAATGACTTCTACCTGGGGTGACACCGCAGAAGTTACAAATACTGATACTGATAATACTGTAACTGGTGAAGTACATCACTTTAAACACGAAGACTTTTTAAGTATAGTATTGAATAGGGCAGTTAAAATAGATTTAAGATACAATCCACGTAGTAAATTTTATGTTGGAAGTAAAGGTGGAATGGAATTTATTAGCAAAGGTCCGAAAGAATACATACATAATGAAACTAGCAGATAAAATTTCAGTACTTGATAACTTTATATCACTTGAACAACTACAAACTATTCGTGAAACTATTTTAAATGGCCAATGGGGTCTTCATAAGAGTACAAACGAAGGCATGGAATTTTTAAATATGGATGTAACTGACAATCCATATTATAACACAGAATTATTAAATCATATTAACCAAAAATTAAACACAAATTTTAAACTAGGAAGAGTATATTTTAACGGACAATGGTTTGGCCGTGATGGTGCTTTTCATATAGATGACGATGACGGGAATAATCATACTGTTATAATATATACTAACCAAGTATATACATTTGGATGGGGCGGCTTTACAGAATTTATAGATCCTGAAACAAAAGAAAATGTCACAGTTACCCCTACCTTATATAGGGCTGTCTCTTTTCCAGCTAATATATTACATAAAGCATACGCATTTACACACCAAGATTGTCCAATGCGTACATCATTAAATTTTAAACTAGAAGGTGAATAATGGATACTCCAAAAAAAGATATAACATTTGTAAAAGAAGCAATGGCAATGTTAAAAGGCATTCCGACACAGGATGACTTAATTAAGGCTTTACAAATACAAGTAGCGACAGTTACATTTTTAAAATTAGACGGTGACGAAAGGATAATGACTTGTACTAAAAATCTTAAAGTTATTCCAGAAGCTAATCATCCTAAGACAGATAAAAAAGGTAAAGAAGGTAATGTTAACGTCTGGGATTTAAACGCACAAGGTTGGAGATCGTTTAAATACGATAGAGTAAAGAAAGTCGAAATTAATGAAGCCTAAGTTTATTGATGCATACATGGATGTTGCAGAACGCTTTGGCCAACTGTCAACTGCTAGAAGATTAAATGTTGGTGCTATTATTGTAAAGGATAATAGAATCATAAGCATTGGTTATAATGGTATGCCGAGTGGTTGGGATAATAACTGCGAAATTGAACTAGACGAAGGCAAATTAAAATCCAAACCTGAAGTACTTCATGCAGAATCAAATGCAATTGCCAAATTAGCAAGGTCAAATGAAAGTGGAGAAAACTCTACATTATTCTTAACTCACAGTCCTTGTTTAGAATGTTCAAAATTAATTTATCAAAGCGGTATCACAACCGTTTATTACAAACATGAATACCGATCGCAAGACGGAGTAGAGTTTCTTAATAAAAGTAAAATCAACGTGCATTGTGTAAATGCAAATGGATAAAAAATCACCCAATGCATATTATTCAAATGATATATTATCCAAATACGAATCTTTAGACAAATATTCACTAGTCTTTATACTAACAAAAATGATACGAAAAGGTATCGCCAAATCCCAACATGATGCTTTAAAGCAATTAGAGGAAGGAGTTGATCTCACAAACTTGTTCGTTGAGGAAGAGCCGGAAATAAGTACTAATGATGAAGAAATTAAAGAAACCCCGTAAAGACTTTTCTGGTGATTTGATTAGAGTTAATATTTTAAAACAGGAAATTGCGTTGTATAAAACACTACTTCGACCTCATGATACAGGTCATATTCATACAACTATAAGTTTTCTTCAAGAACGTGTTGACCATTTGGAAGGGAAATGCAAGGAAATGTATGTCCCTGAATTTCAGGAGTAGTATGTATTGGTATATCATCTTTATATTTTATTTAGGAAACACCCCAACTAACCAACCAGCTTATATTGAATATCAAAAAGAAATTTTTACAAATAGATGGGATTGTGCAACTTACTTAGAAGAACATAGAAATGAATTGCTTGAGGGGATATTACAAGCTAAACCAAATATTGATAAAGTCCGTTCTAATATATTATGTGTAGATGAAAGAAAATTACAAGAGTTAGAAGAATCAAATGACAGAGTTAAGTACAGAAAGTATATTAAAAACAATGCCCCTGTAGCTGAGTGGTTTAGCAAGGTCTTTGTAAGTCCTAGACGGGGGTTCGATTCCCTCCGGGGGCTCCAAGCACCCATTATTAGCCTTAGAGGATAGGAGATAACAATGCAACGATTATTTAGAGTATATGATTCAAAAACACGAAAATTCGAAACTGAAAACTTCGAAAATAAAATGGATGCTAAAAAGCTTCGCGATGAGCTAAACGAGAAAGGAAAAACAACCGCTCGTTTTACAGTTTCTAGAGGCGAAGACCATTTAATGGGTACCTCACGAAATAAATGAATAAAGAAACTGAAGAATTTTATTTAGAACATAAAGATAAAACTTGGGACTTACCTAAGTTTCCAGATGACACTATAGATGAAACTGATGCTGTAGCAGTTACTAAATGGATTATAACACAAATGCGTGACGGAAACATGGGCTGGTGTGAACTGAATCTTATGAACGTAAAAGGAGGAGAATTTGTTCCATTAGCTTGGCACCATATGGGTCAAATAGAAACTCAATTAATAGACGAAGAAAATCTTTATACAAAATATGAAAATCCTAGCCACGAAGGTGCATACGGTTGTACCTTATTTGGAGAAGATGGGGATAGAACTAATCTTAAAGAAGCATATGATACAAAAGGTGCCTTTTCAAAAGAACTGATGCCTAAAATTCCTAATATTACAGCCTGGTGGGATGGAGATTTCCCAGCTGGTTCATATAATAAAATACGTTTTGTAAAACTTGAACCTAACGGATCTATTGGGCCACATAATGATAATATAAATCCAAATAAAGAAGAACTATTAGACGACCAAAAATCTATTTGGCCAATTACAGTATCACTAAAAGAACCTGGAAAGAAATGTCATACAGTAGTTGAAGATTTTGGAACTGTACCGATTTCTGAAGGTAAAGTATATATTTTAAATCCTTATCGAAAACACATTATGGTTAACACATCAGTAACTGAACCATCTATTCATATGAACGTTCAGGCAACTGTTGGTTGGAGATTTGGAGAATTTACAAACTGTATATGTAGAAGCTATTTTGAAACAGAAGGAAGACTAGGAAAAGATTACTTACGAGTTCCTCGATCACTATTTAGGTAAAAAATGTTTTGGATTAATTCAACATCAGATAATAAAGAATTCTTTTATATAATAAGAAATGTCTTAAATGATGCTTTGTTGGAAGAATTAGAACAATATGTAAAACAACATGACCTTTTACAACCAGCTAAATTTATTACTGACGAAGCAGATGGGGATCAAAATCCAAATGTACGGGTAACAGAAATAGCTTGGATTGATACTCGATCAAATTCAGATTTATATAGTAAACTAACAGCCGTAACTACTAAAGCTAATCACGAGTATTTTAATTTTATTCTTACATACATAGAAACTCTCCAATATAGTGTATATCCACCAGGTGGACATTATAAGTGTCACGCCGATGCCGCCTTAAAAGGAATAAATGGTGATGCAAGAAAGTTATCATTTTCTATTGGATTAAATGATGAAGACGAATATCAAGGTGGTGAACTTGAAATATGGACAGGTGGTGATAATAAAATTTTTAAATTACACAAATATGAAATGGTTTTATTCCCTTCTTGGATACCTCACCAAGTCCATCCTATTACAAAAGGTACTCGAAAGTCATTAGTTGGATGGATACATGGTCCTGATTTCACATAATTGGTGGACAAGAGGTTGACAGAGATAAAGTATTATAGTACAATAGTAAAACTTGAATGAGAGATTAGTCTCTCACTTATTAATAAGGAGGTTTCTATAATGAAGCAAACAATTCAAGACTCAGTTCTAACTGCTCTTAAGAGTGGAAAAGAACTAACAAGTAATCAAATCGCAACACGATTTGGTGCGGGTAATCCGCAATCGGTAATCCAGAGCTTACGTTTTTCTGGCCATGCTGTCTATCTTAATACCAAAAAGAACGGTACTAGGAAGTACAGACTTGGAACGCCGAGCAGAGCAGTTGTAGCCGCTGGTTACAAAGCACTTGCAACAGCAGTTAACTAAGATTTTCTAGTTAATTCAATCCTAAAAATGGGTGGCACCACTACTGGTGTTGCCCATTTTTTTTGAAGTAAATAGTACTAATGAATTTAGTCGCCGCCTTAATAGTAATTCTTTTTCTATCTGGATGTACAAGTACAATTAGATATATAAAGACGTGCGACACATATACAGGAGTCTCAATACACGGAAGTTCAAAAGATGAACTCGTAGAGAATGCAATACCACAACTCACCGTTACCTGCCCAATTTAAAAAATTTTGGTATAAGAAGAAATCCAAAGTACACGGGTCCGGTCTCTTTGCTAGTAAGCCTATTCCAAAAGGCACAACAATTATAGAATACACAGGCGAGAAAGTTAAAAAGAAAATAGGTTATAAAAGAGCAGACAAACACCTTCCTAAAGTATGGATATTCGAATTAAGTCATCATTATCTTATTGATGGCAAATTTCCACGAAACCACGCAAGACTAATTAATCATTCATGCGAACCAAATTGTGATATAAAAATTAAAAAAGATCATATTTGGATATACGCAAAAAAAGATATTAATAAAAATAAAGAATTAAATTATAACTACGGCTATGATTATGATCGTGATGATATCCTTGATCATCCTTGTAAATGTGGCTCACCAAAATGTGTAGGCTATATTGTAGAACAAGACCAATGGCCTAAACTTAAAAAGTATTTGACAAAAGCCAAAAAAGAGTATACAGTATAAAGACGGACCCGTAGCTCAGTTGGATAGAGCGTTGGTTTGCGGAACCAAAGGCCAGGAGTTCGAATCTCTTCGGGTCCGCCATAATGTAACACTATATAAGACTAGTAAGGAGTTATATGGATGATGCATTAGACAAAGAACACGCCGAAAATTTAAGTTATGAAAATGAAGTAACTTCAAGGCGAACTGTAACTATTCCGCTAAAGGAGTACGATCAGTTAAAAGAAGAACAACACTTTATTAAAGACAAAACATTGATAGATATTATAGACAATATTGAACGATTAGTTAGAGCTTTAAGAAAACATATAATTAGAAAGGATGTAACATAATGTTAAAATGGATAATGATACCACTGATGACTATAGCAATAGTCGGATGTTCTCAAATTCCAAAAGAACCAGCACTTGCTTTTGGTAAGAAGTGTGAAGTTACAGAAAATGGTACTGTAGTATCAAGTTCTGTATGGATTTACAGTAAAGAAGATGGTTTAAAAGCTACTGAAGAAGCCTGTCCAAAAATGGAATAAAAAGGTTGACTTATTTGGATAACGATTGTATAATAGTATTATAACAATTAGGCACTGAGAGGCAAACAAATGAGAACACAACCACAAGCAATAATAGAAAAGCTAGAAGCAGACAATTCACGTCTAGCTAAAGAATCCATTTTAAAAGACGCAATGAGTGAAGGACTAGATGAGTTCTTCGAAGGCGTAAAAATGTGTTTAGATCCTCTATACACATTCGGCGTTAAAAAAGTCCCCACAAAAGATACTGTTATCTCAGCTCAAGGCTGTGATTGGAAAGTATTCAAAGATTTAGCAGAAAAACTTAATAAACGAGAACTTACAGGTCATGCGGCACGTGATGCCATTGAACTAGTAATGAGTTCTGCAACCGCAGAACAATGGAATGGTTTTTATCGTAGAATCCTAATCAAAGATTTACGTTGTGGTGTAAGTGAAAAAACTGTAAACAATGTTGCTAAGAAAAACGGATTTAACAAATACGAAGTTCCAAGATTTACTTGCCAACTAGCACAAGACTCTGCAAAACACGAAAAGAAACTTACTGGTAGAAAAATGCTAGAAGTTAAATTGGACGGTGTAAGAGTTTTAACAATCGTTCGTAAAGATGGTAAGATAGAACAGTTTAGCAGAAATGGAAAACAGTTTATAAACTTTCAACATATTATTGACGAAATTCAAACTGTCGTTACAAAGACTCCTCCGCCATATGATTTAGTTTTGGACGGAGAAGTAATGAGCGATAACTTCCAAGACTTAATGAAGCAGGTTCATCGCAAAAGTAACGTTACTGCTAAAGATGCCATTTTACATCTTTTCGATTTTATTCCATTAAAAGACTTCTTAGAAGGTGGCTGGGATAAACCACAAGAACAACGAACACTAATGTTAAAGCATTGGTACGAAACGAATAAAGACGCCTTAGAGCACGTACAAGTGCTGGATCATGAGATAGTAGACCTAGAGACCCAGGCAGGACAAAAAACGTACACAGACGTAAACAAAGCGGCTGTAGACGGTGGATACGAGGGTATCATGATTAAAGATCTAGATGCACCGTATGAATGTAAACGTTCTGCATATTGGTTAAAACTAAAACCATTTATTGAAGTAACTTTAAAAGTAGTTGCTGTTGAAGAAGGTACCGGACGAAACGAAGGACGTTTAGGTGCTGTAATTGTTGAAGGAGAAGACGATGGATACAATTATCGCCTTAACTGTGGAAGCGGTTTTAGTGACAGTCAACGTGATAGTTACTGGGCTGAGCGTGATAACCTCATTAATGTTTTAGTCGAAATTAGAGCAGACGCTCGCACTCAATCACAAGATTCAGACACTTATAGTTTACGCTTTCCAAGATTCAAATGCTTTAGAGGATTTGAATTGGGCGAAAAACTCTAAGAAAAAACTCACTTTTCCTTGCTTTTTATTTTCCTTGCTATATAATAGCTAATGCATCAGACATTATCAAAGGAGATAATAGGTGGCCCGAAGAATTAATCTTAGAGGAACTCCACGAAAGAAAAAAAGAATATCCCGAACAAGAGTTAAAGGGAACGAACCAGATCTCTCAAACGGTCTGAGCCTTTCTGCTGAAAAATTTCATCTAGCAAAATCTGCCGCAATGGATTTTTATCGTTACGACTATAAAAGTTCACATTACAAAACTTGGATATTAGAATACTGCAAGTCAAAAAAGGAGTGGGCAGGCAAGGCTACGGTTATAAGTAAAAATCCAGACTGGCGTTTCAACGGCACTACTGGTTCTTTATGTAGAATGTTAAATAGAGGTATGCCGGACATTCATCCAGACGGACAGGCATATATAGATAGTATGCCGGGATTGATGGGGGAAAATAAAGCATCAACAGAATGGATACATAAACAATTAAATCAATTGTTCACTGACGGGGAAAAAGTGATAGAAGAAAAGAAAAAAGAAGACGAAACTAAAGTAAAACTAGTAGGGGGTCCTAAGCCTACTATCCAAGAACGTATTCAACAACAAACATATATGCAATTAGACGCAATTGATTCTTGGCTTGAAAGTTGGGTTGATAATCCACACAAATTTAATCCTAAAGGATTTAACTTTCGCAACCATTTTCTTGACGTTAAAACAACACAGGCTCATGCTAGAAGAATGATAGACTTTTATAAAGACGAAATAGCAGAGCTAAACGAATTGCTAAATCCTTTATCTAAAAAGCAACTAGCAACAATGACTGAGAAAGAGCAGGACTGGGCTGAACAACTTAAAGAGGCTTATTCATGTTATGATAAAAAAGGGCTACAACTTAAATTAGATGGATTTAACAATTTTATGGGTGCATTAGGTGTAGTTATTGATACTGCTAAAGCTAATCGTAAAACACGCAAACGAGCACCACGTAGCAAAGAAAAGATAGTTTCTAAATTAAAGTATAAACGTCAGGATGATAAATTCCAACTAGCTAGTATTAATCCTATTGATATTATAGGATGTGAAGAACTATGGGTGTTTAATGTTAAAACACGCAAGATGGGAAGATATATAGCTAATAGCATTGATCCGATGCACTTAGAACGTGAAGGAACAGGATTAAGTGTTAAAGGCACAACTATTACAGGTTTTGCTATAGATACATCTATTCAAAAGACCCTTAGAAAGCCTGAAGAAAAAATTAAAGAATTTAAAGATTGTGGCAAGATTAAACTGCGTACATATATGGATAATATCAATGCAGTAGACATTAAACTCAACGGTAGGATCAATACCGATACTATTATTCTTAAGGCTGTAAGATAAATACTAGTATGAGCACTAATGATATTAATGATTCAGAGATTCTAGCAGTAAAAAACGGACTTTTACAACTAGGAGAAGCAATTGAAACTATTGCAAATAGGGAATTGCCAGCACCTGAGATTCTTAACAGAAGTCTTAGTGGTGACAAAATCCATGGCGGTAAAATCACTGCTTTTTCAAGTATAGGTATTCGCGACGAAGCAACTAAACAAACTATTGTTATAAAAGATGATGGTTTGTATGCAGATAACATATCTGTTAGTAAACTTGTTGGTGATACTACTGTAGAAAATGATCTTAACGTAGGCGGAACAATTAAGGCTACTAAAATAGAAGTTAATGAAATATCAGCCGACGTTAGAAATGCAAGAACAACACCTTTAGTATTTGAATGTTCAGTAGATGACGCACCATACGGAAAAGGACTCTTCTGGACAGGATATGATCATACCAAGCAGTTGGTAATGAAGGGTGGAGAAGATCGTATTTGGTCTAGTGAAGATTTCGATCTTCATACTGGTCATGAATATAAAATCGGAAATATCACAGTATTAAGTGCTAGTGAATTAGGCCCGGATATAGAGACATCAAATTTAACTAAAGTAGGCACATTACGTAATTTAAAAACAGAAGGCAATCTTGTTATAGACCAATTTATCTTCTACGACGGAGATGGAATGCGGTTAGGTATAGGCACAGATGCAGGTAACGGACAATTAAGTGTTGCCAGCAATGAAGTAGAGTTTATTGTTGAACCCGAATATGATTCAATCAATGTAGGAGCATATACTACAAGTGATGTGAATCTAATTACCGACAATCAAACAAGAATTAAAATTAAAGCCAACAACAGAATTGAAGTTGGTGCTGACAGTGATGCAATTACTACAGTTAAAGGTAGATTAGGAGTTGGAGTTAATAACCCTGATGTATGTTTCAGTACTTCGGGTCCTTTTAGATTTGAAAATAAAAAATTTGAAAACGGAACAGAAGCACCAAAAAATGGAATTTACACAAAAGGTGACATAGTTTGGAATAGCGAACCTCGTCCAACGGGATACGTTGGTTGGGTTTGTATTATAAACGGAACACCAGGGGAATGGAAACCATTTGGTGTTATAGAGGGGTAACATCATGAAACTTAATTTATCGGCCAGGTTATGGTCATGGACTGGGCGAATACTTCCACTAACTGCATTACTACTAGTAATTCTTTTAGTTACAGTTGACGCTCGCGAATGGCTTGATTATCTTTTAATAGCAATTGCAACAACATTTGGAACTATCGCATTCTTTTGGTGGTGGTGGGTTGTTGACGCAATTCGTAATCTTAATAAATTCTTTACTGAAAGTTATGATAGGTTTGGAGAGATCCAAGGACACTTACGTGAAATTAAAAAAGACGTACATGAGGTCAAAGCCAGTCATGAAACTCAGTTAAAAGCACTTAGAAAAAAGTCTAGAAAGTAATCCTATGAAAAAACTTTTAATGGTACTATTGTGCCTGTTTATATCCTCGCCAGTATACGCTAATAGCTGGAAAGACTATATTACTTCGCCTAAAAAAGACGTAGATCCTACTACCATGTTTTCAAGTAAACTTGATTTCTTTCAGCACATGGCGTTTTGGAATACCCAAGAACTTCCACATACTCTTACTACCTATATGGACCTTGATAAAAATGGAACTATAGATGAAGCATGGGCATTTACTATCAAAAATGAATTTAAATTACCTAACTGTGATATGAAATCAGAGCCTGAAGAAAAGAAAGGCACAATGACATTTTCAACGTGCCACGCTAACGAGGCAAAAGATCCATATTTTTATATTGTAACTTCTAAAGGATGGGTATGCTATACTTGTCCACTTCTATATATAGCAAAAGACCAGATTAGGTCAGTTTAAGTTTTTGGATTATCTGATTTAACTTTGGCTATTCTTGCTTTCCAAGAATCTATATCATGATAAATTTCGTCTAACTGGTCGCCTATACTTCCGTAGCTAGACACTCTAGAAACTCTCCAAGCATCTGCATCAATCTTAGCTTGTATTTTTGCACGTGAAGTATTTAGAGTAGCTTGTTCTTCGTCAGTTACCTCACTGACTACACCATTTACCATTTTCTTTTCATTTGCCATATCTTTTTCCTTATGCCATACCTAATAATTTAAAAGTTCCAGAGTCAAACGTGCCGCTAAATTTTTCTATTTTTAAATCAGTGAAAGTTGTAACATCACAAATTCCAGACCACAGAATTGCTCCCTCACCGTCATCCCTTGAAACTCCTTGTCCGTTACAAATCACATTGGACGTTGTTAAATCAAAATCTAGCCAGCCGCTCATTATTATCGGGTCAAACCATACAACATGAGAAGTCAAAATAAGATATTCTCCAGTGCTAAACGTTGTACTGTTTGCGTGTCTATCATAAGATGTTGTAGTATTGTCAAACATCGCTATTACGTTTTGGGACCATGTATCATCACTTGTGAACCCGTCATTACTTAACTTTAAGAAAGTATATTGAGCGTTACTATGAACAAGATCGCTTATTACTAATCGCACGGTGCTATAAGCAGAAAGATCTAAACTTCCAAATGTCACTGATGTCACTGATGAAGATACAGTTTGAGTTTGAATTGCTGTCCAACCGCCACCGCCGCCACCGCCGGGAATAGTAATTGTTTTTGTTGTACCTGTACCACTAGCAGTAACACCTGTACCAACAAAATCTAATTTTGTTGCACCTGTTGTTAAATCACTACCTTCTTCAGCTACAGTTAAACTACCACCAACTTTAGTATCAACGTATGTTTTAACTGCTTTTTCTGTTGGAATTGCCGTGTCACTATCACCTGACATATCAGTATCTGTACTAATCTCGTTAACTGAAGCGCCTGACGCCAATTCAATTTCACCTTCAATTTTTACGCCTTTACCTAGACCTTTAAATCTTAATTGTGGATCTATTGAATCAGTTATATTATATTGTTGAATTCCACCTGCACCTACAGTTGGATGATTATCGTAATAACCAGCTACATACAGTTTCTTTCCGTCATCAGCAAAAAATATTGATCGTGTCCAATCACCCCATTCGTCTGACATACCTGTTTGTTGTCCGTTGTTGCCATTAGGATGATTACTACCAGCAATCATTATAGAATTTTGATATGGTGGATCTTGTTGTGTTATGTGTTCGTTTATAAGTCCTATTGGTACTGAAGTTGTAATATCATATTTGGTAGTCATTGTATAACCATAAATCATACCATCATTAGATAGACCATGATTGAATAAGCCAAACCATCTCCATCCATCTTTACTAATCCACATATCAGTTAAATTATCATAACTGCCTGTTGAGTGTTCTCTAACAGTTAGGTAAGATTTTAAATATGTCTGTTCAAGGTTAAAATCTTCGTATTGTGTTAATGTAGAAATATCAAACGGTGTTGTCATTTCCCATTGTTTTATTGTTCGGGTTGACCGCATATAAAGAAATCTGCCGTCTTCACTTATCTTAAACTGTGATGCTGAATAACCATATAATGCTTCAGACCATTTATTATTAAATGTTGCTGAAGTAATATCCCAGGCTGAACTTAAATCATATTCAACAAGTTTATTTGCTGAATGATAAGTAGGTCCTGTACCACCACTATAAGATATACTTGCACCTGTCATCATCCATAGTTTAGTACCATCAGGTTTAAAATGTATTCCACCTATACTAGTATCAGTATTAGCAAACACTCCACCGGCTCCAAGTGCATTAACTTGTCCTGAAACATCTAAAGAATTCGCAGGGGCTACAGTATTAGTAATTGTTGAAAGATCAAATGGTGTGCCTAAAGTATACTGAACAATACGCATATAGTCAGGTAAAGGACTATTACGATCAGCTTGAGGAGTATATAGTTTAGTACCATCAGGACTTATAACTATTCCACATAAGCGTGGAGAATAACTGTCATCTGGTTCATCAGCTACTCCTGTTAATTCTACAAAATGACCAAAACTTGCATCTTGAAACTTATAAGGTGCAATTTGCATTTTCGTAGTATCACCAATCCAGAAAGAACCTCCACCGTCAACATATAAATCTCTAATTTTCTTTTCAGCTGATCCTATGTCATACGTAGCATCTAGTGCCGGTATCATATGAGTCTTCATAGTACCATCTAAATTAATAGCACTATTAACACCATCAACTAGTACTGTTGAGTCATCACCAAATACAGACCCTGTAATATCTGTTTCAACATCTGTTACTGGTTCCCATCTTGAATTTGCATTAACCCAAGTAAGTACTTGACCATCACTTGGTGCCGCATCATGTACATCAGTTAAACCACTTAAAGCTGAAGTATGAGCAGAGCCAGTAATTATAATATTACCTTCTGCATCAGATGCCGTTGTAACAGTTCCTGCTCCACTAAACTTAATTGATTCGCCACTATCGATTGTGCGTACAGTTGAATCATCTGCGGCAACTTGTAATACGTTAACAAGATTTACTTGTAAACTACCTGAACCGTTATCTCTTAAAATTGTGCTACCTAAATGAAGACTTGCACCATCTAAGTATAAATCTCTAAATTTGTGTGTTGCACTTCCTAAATCGTAAGCAATATTTGTATCTGGAATTATATGTCCTGCTACAGTACCACTAATACTATTAGAAGTTACTATAGGATTACCATTAATTTCACCACCAGTTGAATCAACTGTAATTTTACCTGTACCTGTAATAGTAACTCTTTCCTTAGGTGGCCCACCAGTAGGATGTGTATAAATTGCAAGAGTATCTGTTAGTCCATTTGTACCTGTATACCTACCTATAATAACATTACCGTCTCCAGTATGTACAATACCACCAGCGTCGGTTCCTATGAATGTATTGTAATCACCTGTAGTAAGTTGAACACCTGCTTTTTCACCAACAAAGACGTTGCGTTCACCATCTAGAATTACTGCACCTGCTTCAGATCCTATTGCAACGTTACCAATTTGTGATGCATCGCTGGCACCTCTCAAAGCAAAATATCCTACTGCAACGTTATTACTTTGTTGAACTGAAGGATCGTTTTTGGTCTGGCTCATAGCGTCAGAGCCGATAGCCACGTTCTTATTGGCGTCATCCCTCAACTTCGATCCAGCAAAATATCCTATCGCAACATTATTATCATGATTGTGCCCTGTACCTGCGAATGAACCTATGAATACAGCTTTCTCTGGTGTTTCAGTTCCAATGATAGGATTACCTGAACCTAAACCTGCTTTAAATCCTACAGCAACACTATCAGTCCAATCACCATCACTGTTGGAGTTATTTGCTACATCTTTACCTATTAAGACATTGTCCCGACCAGCTGTAATACCAGGGCCTGCCGCAAGACCAATTATAACATTGTTATCTCCCTCTGTAATAGCATTACCGGCACCTACGCCCATAATAACATTACCAGCGGCGGCATTTAAAGTTCCTGTTGTAGTGTCACCTATTTTAATACTATTTGAAAAATTAGTAACATTGAATAATACATCATCTAATTCGTTTAATCTACTTGCACCTGAATATTCACCAGTGACAACACCAGCTGATGTATAAGCACCAAAGCCTGTACTGTCAATTGCTGTTGTTAAATCTGGATCTTCATATAATGCAAGTGTAGTACCAGTTAAAATATCAGCATAGTATTCATTACCATTAAGCTGAGTCATTCCAGCTACATCTGTAATAGTAACTGAGGTACCTTCTGTAAAATTGTGAACGTTTGTTGTTTGGACAACGCAAATGCTGGCCTGTGTAATACTAGTAATAGCTCTACTAATACCACCTATTAATGCTGAAATTGTTAATTGATTAGCACTATCACGTGCAATATTCATATTAGCACCGGCAACAAGAGCTATATCCTGGTCGTTAGCATTAACATCAGTTAATCTAATAGTAGTAGTTGTTACAGGTACTTCTAACGTATAATCGACATCTATTTTAAATGAATCTGTACCCTCTGAAGCACCAGTCCAAGCTACGCCTGTACCCCGGCTTATATTAACCGTATCAGTTACTGAATCAGCTTGTAACGTAAACTCAAGTGTTACACCGTCTGTAGAGTATAATTTAATATACCTAAAAAAATCATAAAATGCTGTCATTCGTATTTGTCCCTATCGTTATACATATTTATTAAATATTGTCATGCTAGTGATTGGCAACGGCGAGAGTAGAAAAGATATAGATATCAATATATGTGGCGATATAAAGGTTGGTTGCAACGCGATTTTTAGAGACTTTTATGTAAACCACTTAATTTGTTGCGATCGTCGTATGGTTATTGAAGCACAAAAAGAACATAACTATGGTGCCATATATACTAGAGCCGATTGGATAGATCAATTTAAATTATGTGGGCTAGTTCCACAACTTCCATATAAAGGCAATACAAAACTTGACGATCCATGGCATTGGGGTAGTGGACCTTATGCAGTATTATTAGGAACAGTAATAGCTACTAAAGAGAGTGAAACCCCTGAAATACATATGATTGGGTTTGATTTAGATACCGGACTTTATAATAACATATATAAAGGCACAGAGAATTATAACGATGTAGATTCAAGGCCAGTAGATCCTAGTTATTGGATATATCAAATTGATAAAGTATTTGAAAATTTTCCTGAAGCTAATTTTACCTATTATAATAATAAGCCATGGCCAACAGAGCAAAAAAATGTATGTAACAAAATGTTAATTGAATTTGAGATAGCTAATGAGACCGCCTGAACCACAACACTTTGCTACATTTCCAACACTAGTAAGCATATGGAATCTTAAAGACCACGGGTGTGAAAAAACTATAATTGAGATGATCGAAACCTGGCCTGATGTTACCAAACATAGATTAGTTAAAGGTGGAGATAGTAGTTACATTACTGGTGACGAACAATTTTTAAGTGATAAACGATTAAGTGACTTATGGAAAACAATACAATCTTGCTGTGATACATATACTGAAGAAGCAGGAATTGATTATGCACTTATTTCAACAAGTTGGTTTAATACTTTAGGACAAGGCGGAACTGTACAATCACACAGACACGAACGAAGTGTTGTTAGTGGAGCATACTATCCATATGCTGAAGAAGGAAGTAATCCATTAATGCTTGAAAGTCCATTACAACCTTTACGAATGAATGATTGTATAATAAAACCAACAAACTTTAATCGCTATGATATGGATGTGCCAGTACGTTCAGGAATGCTGGTTATCTTTCCTAGTTGGTTAAAACATTATGTTGAACCCAATGATAGTAAAAAAAGATACGTAGTAAGTTTTAATACAATAAGACACGCAGACAAAGGTTACATAAAAACAGTAAAAGATTATAGAATAGAAAAACATGAGTAAAGCAACGATACCAGAAGGCCAATTCCGTAAAGCTGACTATTTGTTATTTCCAACATTAGTTCAGGTCTATAATTTAGAAGATCATCCTGATCAGCAATTAGTAATTGATACTATTGATAATTTCACTAATGACAAATTAATGGAATGGCCTGATGACATTGGTAAAGGTAAAACTAGTAGTACCTATTTTGATGTTGTAAGTAAAACTCATAAAGCGGCAAATTTTTTAGATCAAAAAGAATTTAAACTAATAAAACAAGACATTCAAAATTGTGTAGATGAATATTGTACAACTAGTGGATTACGCCCAGTTAAAATTGCAAAAAGTTGGTTTAATATTCAAGAAGAAAAAGGGCACGTAAACGAACATAGACATGAATTGAGTATTGTAAGTGGGGCATATTATCCTTACTGCGATAAAGATAGTGCTCCAATAGTTTTTACAAGTCCAATCCTAGGACCAAAAATGGCAGAGATTCATAGTGCTGGAACAGAATTTACAGCCGACAAAATGGATTTTATTCCTAGAACAGGAGTACTCGTTTTGTTCCCTAGTTGGTTGTATCATAGAAGTTTACATAATAAAACCAAAAAACGTTTAACCATTAGTTTCAATACACACCATATTGAGGTTGACAGGTGAAGACAAATAATATATAATAATATAGAAATGAGGACTACAACGTCGACCCTCTTTAAATACTCCGCCGTTAAAAAGGAGAAAAGAATGGTACACAAAAGTACAAAAACTTATGGTAATGATAGAGGTTTCAGTTGTGCGTTCAGACAGGCGTTAGCAGAAAGTCATTGTAATTTAATTCATGGTTATAGTTTAGGTTTCAGATTTGAATTTGAAGCATTTGAATTAGACGATAAGAATTGGGTTTACGATTTCGGAAACTGTGGCTGGATTAAACAATACCTAGAAGATAACTTCGATCATAAAATAGCTGTTGATAAAGCAGATCCTAATTTAAGCGATTTTGTAGCACTAGAAGAAAAAGGTCTTGCAAAAGTTATTCAAATGGATGGCGTTGGTTGTGAAAAATTTGCAGAACACGTTTACAATTACATATCACCAATTATCGATGAAGACACAGGAGGTCGTGTAAGACTTTCTAGTGTTGAAGTTTTTGAACACGGTAGTAATAGTGCAAAATTGGAAAGATAATGCGTGAAAAATTTTGGGAAGAACTAAACGAAGCTCGTAGCAAAAACGAAGTCAAACTTTGGAAAGAAATATTTCCTGAAGCAGACACTATTAACTTTGACACATTATTAGCTCATAACCAATGGCAATCTAGAATTACTAATCAGGATATTGTAATGGATCAATATTCAAGCAATCTTCCAAATGTTCAAAGTAATAGTAATGTTAAACCATTTTATACAGAATTCGTAACAAACTATAAGATAATTGATACAGAATCAAATATTAATTGTAGTTTCTTTTGGAGCTTTTCGGATCGTCACCATTCAATTTTTATGCATCGAGATCCTGAAACTGTTTTATTAATACAAGGGTGTGGGCAAGTAGCTTATGTATTATCAACAGAAGATGGTAGTAACAATAGAATAATTCATGTAAAAACTGGTGACGCATTATTGCTTCCAAAATTGACGCCTCATAAATCCATTCCAATGGAGCCAAGGGTTACATTAAGTATTGGAGCAATACCTTCTAAGCCAGCGTTGTAAGGAGAGGTGAGTGGCAAATTATGTTGTATGCTTAAAACATGGCGACAAATATAGTGCAGAATATGTTAATATTTTGCATAATATGGTTTCACGAAATTTAACTATACCTTTTAACTTTGCTGTCTTTACCGAAAATGCCGCAGGTATAAAACCTGGTATAGAAATCCATCCATTACCGCCAATTCCAGATGTTAAAGGTTGGTGGTACAAACCAATGTTCTTTAATCCTAAATTAGGAGTAAAAGGAACTATTCTTTATATTGATCTAGATGTAATTGTTTTTAAAAACATGGATAAGTTGTTTACTTATAATCCTGGTCAATTTTGTGTTATACGTGACTTTAATAGATGTGTACAATCAAATTGGGATCGAATGAATTCAAGTATTGTACGATTTGAAACAGGACAACATAGTCAAGTTTATGAACGCTTTATGCAAGATCCAAAATATCATGCGGCTAGATATCATGGAGACCAAGATTGGTTATATGCAAATGTTAAATCGGATTTTTGTTATTGGCCTGATGAATGGATCCAAAGCTATAAATGGGAAATGCGTGGTAAACCCGAAATGTCTAGAGTAACAGGAAAACGGAATTTTGCTACTCCAGGTACACCAAATATATTGCGTGAAACGTGTATTGCTGTATTTCATGGTGATCCAAATCCAAAAGACTCTATAGATCCATGGTGTGCTAATAATTGGTATTAAATTTGATTGACAACGTGACCAAAAAATGCTATAGTAATATAGTATGAAGAGGATGAAATTAAAAGATAATAAAAAATTTAGAATTTTTATTGGTATAATATTAATCATATTATTTGGCGTGGGAGCTTTTGGCTTTGGAACGTTTAAGCCAAATATATATATTATTGATAAAATAACAGAACGTGTTGAACTTGAACAATCTAAAATAGCAGTTAAACTAGGATTACACGAACCAGAATTTGTTTATACTGATCAACAAAGTTTTATTTTAGCTGTACGAAAATGCGTTAATTATATTAACTTTACAACCCCCCACAGTTTACGTATTCCATCTTTACTTATAGAAGCCCAAGCAGGGTTAGAATCAGGTTGGGGTACAAGCAGATTTGCAATTGAAGGGAATGCCTTATTTGGTGTTAGAACTTGGGATCCCAAACTTCCGCAAATAAAACCTAAAGACAATCCAAAAGCAGTATGGGGTGTTAAAGTATATAAAACAAAATGTCAATCAATCCAAGACTATGTTGACTTATTAAATAGTCATCCTGCATACAAAGATTTTAGAGAATTACGAGAAGAAATGGTTATAGCAGGGATATATAATTATGAGAAATTAATTGATACATTAACTTTATTTTCTACAAATCCAAATTATACTACATTGTTAAAAGCAACTGTAAACAAATTAAAGGTGATAACTGCAAACTAATATATGATAAAAAATATAATAATTCTTGTATTATTACTAATGGTACTATCAGAATGTGGGAGTAATGGAACACAAGCAAAACCTACATTAGGCGGAATTGGTAAAGTACTTGATTGTATGTTTAATCCAGATGACGAATGGTGCGTAGCAGAACGAGAGCGACAAAAAGAACACTTAAAATGAAAATTAATCGATCATATGGCATAGGAAGATTCATGACAAACGTTATGAGAATTGCTGGAACTTTATCCACAGATAAGATTAAACCCGTAGAATCAGTAGCAGAAACAGGCCTTAAACAGAGCAGATTAAGGGAAAAAACTCTAATACCACCTTTTTGTGACCCTAAGGGCAAGGGCAAAAACGTCAATATTACAACCTAAGACTACAAAACAACTAAATATATTACAGACTTATTAAACTAGGGGAGACTACCTATGTTCAAATGGCTTAGAGACATCTTTACAGGAAACATTCATAAAGAGCCAGAATGTTGCGATACCAAATTATCAGACCACGTTTCACACTGGTCTAATAAAACCTTCGCGGCTCCTACGGTGAAGACTGTAAAGAAGAAAGTGAAATCTCATACTAAAGCTCAACTTACTAAAATGACCAAGATACAATTGGAAGAGTTAGGAAGAGAGCATGGTATTGAGCTAGACCGTAGACTTGTTAAATCTAAGTTAATAAGTCAATTGCACAAAGCATTGTAAGGAGTAAATTATGTTTGAATGGATCAAAGGAAGAATAGAAGAACGCACATCATGGAACGGAATTATAATCGGTGGTGCGGCGTTAATTGTTATCCTAGGCATTATGCCGCTAACCAAAGTATTAATCTGGGGAGCACTTGCTTGGGGCGTTTACAATATTTGGAAATCCGAATAAACTTAAATTATCGATAGTTTGGTCGACATTATAATTTTGTAATGTCGATCATACTGTCAACCCGCAAATTTAATCTTTTTCGTTGTTCAACCCCTCGTTTTTGAGCGAATCTTTTAGGATCACACTTGGGGCATACGTGCGAATAATCGTCGCACAGTCTTTTAGGGTCTATACGACCTTTATCCCGTACAAATTCTTCACTACAATTATCACATTTAAAATAAACTAACGTCTTATTACGTTTATAAGGGTGGTGCTCGCCTTTTACGCCCTTACGCATAAAGTACTGTACAGTCTGTTCTGTCCTTATAAACATATAGCTATTTATAAATTACATTAGGATTTTAGACATATTGATAAATACAATTAACAAAGGAACTAATATGGCAATAGTAACATTGACAGAATCAGCAATAGACCAGATGAATTATATGCTGGCCGCTAAGAATAAACCAGTTGTACGCCTATCTATGAAGGGTGGCGGATGTGCAGGAATGCAATATGACTGGACTATGTCAGATGCTGTAGAAGATAAAGACGAAGTAATTAACTTGAAAAAAGGTAAATTTGCAATTGACTCATTAAGTCAAATGTACTTAATGGGTTCAACAATTAATTATAAAGAAGAATTATTTGGATCATTTTTTGATATCACTAATCCAGCAACAAAAAATAGTTGCGGATGTGGTGAATCCGTAGGATTTTAAACGATGGCTAAACAAAGTGTTAACATTGGTGTAGAAGGTAACGACGGTACTGGTGATAGTATAAGAGAGTCGTTTCGTAAAGCAAATGAAAACTTTACAGAACTTTATGCTGTCTTTGGACAAGGCGGACAAATATCTTTTAGATCATTAAGTGACGTTCCTGATCAACTAGGATCATACAAAGTTCCACAATCAAACGCCGCTGGCGACGAAATACTAATGAAAAGTATTGTTGGCGGACAAGGGATTACAGTTGATTCATTAGATTCAGAAGAAATTAAAATTAGTAATACTGGTACAATTATTAGTACAGATATTACTCCAAGTTTAGGTGGCCCATTAAATGCGGCTAACCAAGCTATTGCTAACCCAAATATTTCTTCAGCGGCCGTAACTGCTTTAAATGTAGCACACGGTACATCATTTACCTTAGACGATTTAGTTATTACACGAGGATATAGTGATAGTAGATATCTACGATCAGCAGGTGGGCCAGGAAGCTCAGGACAAATTAGAGCAAGAACAGAACCTGGAAGTGCTAATTCATATACATTTACTATTGAATCATTTTCCGCTGGTAATGTTGTTGCTACTGCACACGGATTTGAAGTAAGTTCAAATGGTATTGCATACAAATATAATTCAACAGGAAATGACGCTACAGGATTAGCTTCAGGAACAACATACTACTTAAGATTTGTTACAGTAGACCAAGTAAGTCTTCACCCATCAGAAGCTGAAGCACAAAATAATGATGATAGCACAAGAGTAAAAATTGTTGCATCAGGTGGAACCGGCACACAAACAATGTTTGATGCCGCATACGATAGTGTACTAGCTGGTAACTGGATTTCTTCAGAAGCACTTCCAAGAAAATCTGTTGTAAGACGCGACGGAGATTCGATGACTGGAGCATTATACTTACATGATCATCCAGGTGCTCATGCAGGTGCTACTCCACAATCGCCATATGCATATAACCTTATAACAATTAATAAAGAATATGTAGCTGACGAAGTAATGGGTTGGTTTGATGCAACTTATCCAGGCGCTCATGACGCCGTTCATGATGTATCAGCCGCAAACTTTACACCAGCAACAGGAGTACTAGAATTAACTATTGGGGCACACCAATATCAAATTGGTAATAAAATTTATATTGCTACAGATAGCTTAACATTTACTTGTGCTTTAGATAGTAATGCTACACAACATACCTATCCAAGAGCAGGTGGATCTGATCCAGCCTACAATGCACAAGTTACAATTCAAGCAGTAAGTTTAACAACAATTACTGTAAATGTTGGTACATCAAGTGACACATCAGTACATACATTTGTAAGTGCTACTGCTGGAGCGATAACAAATAGTCAAGGCGACCGTCATACAAAATGTGAAAGAGATACAAAATTTAATATTGATGCAATTGCACACGATATAAAATTTGGTGGCAATTCAGAATCAATTAGAGTAGCTAAACTTTATTGGGATGGTGCTAGTTCACAACTAGGCGAAGGTGAAACAGTTTATGCTGTAGCAATTAATAATAAATTACGAGATATTTTTAAAGACTTTATTTTAACGAATACTGCATATTCAAGTGTTCAAACAATTACTTCACAAAAAACAATTGCAAATGATGGTGAAACAGGATCAGGCGACAGGGTAACAGAACTAGTTGCTATTATAAATGGTATTGTACAAACAGGACCATCTGCGGCACCAACACTTATACCTGCTTCTAATCCAGATGTATTACAATCAGCATCAAAATATTATGTTGATAATTCCGCACACGCATCACAACAGAATTTATATGTTAGTTCAGATGGTGACGATACTATGCGAGGTGTACCAGTTGGCAGTGAAGGTCGGGCACAAAACTATGCATACAAATCTTTACACGCGGCGGCACTTAAAGCTGAAGAAATAATTGATACAGCACCAATTGGAATTGGGCCTTATATACAAGACATTACTTATAATGCTGGAAATAATATATCAACAGTAGCAACATCTGGTGTAAAAACTAGTAGTGGTTACGAAGAAATAAAAATATTAACAGATGCAAATAGAAACTTTATTATTGCAGAAACTGTTGCTTATATTAACGACACATATCCAGAACACGTATACTTAAGAGACTTATGTGAAAGAGATATGGGTTATACCCTAGACGGAATTGTTTTAGATTTACTAGATGGTATAACAGCTAACTATCATGCTATTAACACTGGTTACAGATTTTATAGTAGTGTAAGTGGACAAAGAGCAAGACAGACACAATCTGTACAAACTCTTGCGGCAAACCAGTTTGCTAAAAATTTACATAACAAAGTTATTACAAACACAGCTGAAACAACTTTATATCAAAGCACGTACACACAGGTTATTGATGTAGGTCAAGTTGTTAACTCTGCAGGACAAGTATCAGTAGGTGCAAAATGGGATATCATTATAGCACTTATTACAGGTCCTGATTATAAAGACGCACCACAACTTGTTGAAGGTAGTACTTGGGAAATTACTATTACAAACGGTGGACAAGGATATACTGATCAAGCTAACCCACTAAACAACGATCTTATTCCAGGTAAAATTATAAGAGGTAAAACCTCCGGAACAATTGGGCGAATTGTAAAATATACAGACGGTGCAGAAGTTGATACAATTGAATTAGAATTATTAGAACCAAAAGGTTTTGAAATAGCTGAAGCATTAGAATTTGGTTATAAAGTTAGCGATCCAGAAATTACAATTCATATAGAAAGTGGAACATACTGGGAACATTTTCCAATTAAAGTTAGCAACAATGTTTCAATTAAAGGTGATGAATTTAGACGTTGTATTATTAAACCTAAACCAGGCGTATCTGAAAGTGCGTGGAAACAATTACACTTTTATAGAGACCCTGTATTTGATGATATTGCAGTACAAACTGAATTAAATCCTAATGCAACTGAGTTAATAAGATTAAACAAAGAATATATTAAAGACGAAGTTATTGCATGGTTTAACGCAACTTACCCAGGTTTTCACACATCAAGCGATAATCAAAAATGTGAAAGAGACATGGGCTATGTCCTTGATGGAATACTATTTGATATAAAATGGGGTGGTAATTCAAAGACTCACTTTAATGCTGACAAATACTTTGACGAAAATACTACAATAGTTCCAGGGGCACAAGTTCAAACTGCGGCCGCATACGCTAAGATGAAAGAAATTCTTGGGTTTGTTTTAACTAATGCAACTTGGACATCAGCACAATCAGTTACAACACAAGTATTAGATTCAACACAAGGTGAAGCAGTAGCTCAAACTAAAGTTAATACGTTAATAGATTTCTTAAAAGATGTTATTGAAAATGGTCTTACTGGATTGCCAGACTATGATGATCCAAGTTATGGTTACCATTACTTAACTGATAAAACAGATAAAGATAGTACAGCAAAAGAAAATGAAGAAATGGATGTCTTCTTATTAAATGATGCTACTATTTTAAGAAATATAACTTGTGAAGGACACGGTGGATTTATGGGTGTTCTTGATCCAGATGGTGCAATTTTAACTAAATCACCTTATGGTCAAACTAACTCAAGTTTTTCAAAAAGTATAAACAAAAAAGCATTTAGGGGTGGACTATATATTGACGGATTTGCTGGAAACATTACTACAGTAGTTAACAGCAAAGACGACAACTTTACACTAAACGTACAAAGTTTAGTTGGACAAGGTTTACGATTAAAGAAACCACAAGTACCATGTCCTTTTTACATCGACGGTATTAGATATCAAGTTGATGCTGTTACACAATATGATAAAGAGGCAGGTACAGCAAAACTTCTTTTAAATCCAACATCGGGTATTAGTAACGGCGGGTTTACACAACCAATGCCAACTGATATTATTTTACAAACTTCTGGTAACAGAAGTATGTTGGCTAATGACTTTGTACAACTTAACGATTTAGGTTATGGTACCATTTGTAATAATGGTGCAATGGCAGAACTTGTTTCACAATTTACATATTATACAGAAGCGGCCTACTATGCTAATAACGGCGGTGATATTAGATCATTAAACGGTTCTAACTCGTATGGTACATACGGACTTGTAGCATCGGGATCAGATCCAAATGAACAACCAGATTTAATTACTACAACTGATAACTTTGTACAAACTGCTAGAATCTATGATGACGGTTCTACATACGATCATCCACTTGATAGTTTAAAGATTTTTGTTCGTGATGTTGAATATCTTCCACACGCAAAAAGTGAAATTGAAATTGATCACGGTGGATCGATTGGTAGAGCACGATATGAAGTTTCAACTGTACAAGCAACACCAATTTTAGGTGTACAAACTGAAATTACAGCGGTAGCAAATGGTCGAGCAATAGATGACTTAATTCAAATAAGAAATATTTTAACAACTTGTTCATTAGGTACTAAAACATATCCACACGTTACACCTTCAACAACTGTTACAGTTTTAGCATCAGGGCTAACAGCAGATGCATTTGAAATTGACATAGGTACAAGTGCTATTGTACATACTTACGTTAGTGGCGGTGTTGTTAGTGGTCCAAGTAGAGTAAACATTACAAATTTTGTTTATGATAATGTTTCAGGTATTGCTACAGTTACTTGTGATTCAGCACACGGACTTGTGGCGGCTAATACTTGTGATTTGTTTAGTATTAAAATATCTTGTGTTCATGGTGTTAAGATTTATCCACAACCAACAGACGCAGGAATATATAGCGTAACTACAAAACCAGATGCTGATAGATTAGGTTTCTTTTTACCACCTAGTGCAGTTGAACAGACTTATGTTAGTGGTGGTACAAGTGAATTAGTTGCATTAACAAGCGTTGGTGGTAGTTTTGGTATTACAGGTTTTGTTTACGATAATACAACTGGATTAATTACAGTTACTACAGCATCAGCACACGGATACGGTAAACTTGACTTTGTTAAAATTGGCAACGTTACAATGAGTTGTCAGTTTGGAACAAAATTATATCCAGACTCAGACACATCTTCAGGCGTATTCCAAATTTATGATGTTCCTACTACAGATACATTTATAATTCCAACTTATAAAAGCGGAATAGTACATACTTACGTTAGTGGTGGAGATTCACAAAAGGTTACAATTGGTACAAGTGCTACAGCAAGTATAACTGACTTTACATTTAAAAATTCAGTTAGAGATGAAGCTGTTTATCAATTAAATCTTGCTACAACAGGACAAGACAATACTACAAAATCAGGATTGCTTGACACACTAGCACATGACCAGAAAGTTATTATTAGAAATAACTTAAACTTTAGAGTTAGTGGTGTTGACACAACTATTACTAGACCAAGTACAGCAATTACATTTGACGAAGATGTTGATACAACATATAGAACAATTAACTATGGTGTAACAGATAGTATTGGTGGGGCATTACCTGCCGTTGATAGAATTGTTACATTTGATAGTACATACCAATATATTAAATTAATTGTTGATAACGGAAATGCGGCACTTACTACATTTGCTGGCGCTGGTACTACAATGGGTGGCACAGCTGGTGACGTTGTTATAGCTGTTGGTATAGTTACTAGTCAGAAACAAATAGATAGAATAAATGCAGGAGATATGATTTTTGCTTGGGATGGTAAAACTCATATTATTAACAGTTACATTGAAAGAACTGGATATGCTACTATTCAAATATCAGATCTTCAAGACTCAGATCTTAACTTACCATTAACATCAGCTGGACTTGTTAGTACAGTTATAAATGCAGTAACAATTGTTACTCTTAGATGTGGACTACAAAAAACTGAAGGTGGACATATTACTATTAATATTTCTACTTGTAGAGCAACAGGACACGATTTCTTAGACATTGGTACAGGTGGATTTAATACTACAAACTTCCCGAATGTAACATTAGGTGCTCCGGCACAATCTGCAGATCAAGAAAAAGAAGTTGACGAACGAGATAAAGGTAGAGTATTCTATGTAAGTACAGACCAAGACGGTTTCTTTAGAGTAGGTAGATTCTTTACAGTTGATCAAGGTACAGGAACAGTTACGTTCTCGGCAAGTATTGCTTTAAGTAACTTAGATGGCTTAGGATTTAAACGTGGCGTTGTAGCTAGTGAATTTAGTGCAGACGACGGCATGACTGATAATGCTAGTGACTCAGTACCAACTGAATCAGCAGTAAGAGGTTATGTAAACAGACGTTTAGGATTTAATCATGCTGGTGTTGGCATAGGGACTCAAATAGGTCCTGGTGTATTAGCTAGAAGTGGTATATTAGCATTTACTGGCGATCAAAATGCAGGTGGAACATTTACAGTTACTAACTTAAGAGATCCATCCGATAATCAAGATGCGGCAACTAAGAGTTATGTTGACGGCTTAATTGCGGCAGGTGATACAATTCCAGAATTACTTGATGTTGAAACTAATACAATTGCCGCGAACCAATTACTTGTAACAACAGGAAAATATAGAATTTATACAGCACCGGCGGCTGGTGGTAACTTCCAAGTTAATGATACTATTACTGGTAGTGGTACTAGTGCAACTGGTACGGTACTTGATGTTGAAAACGTTTCAATTAATGGTATAGCACATAATTTACTAACATATACTAAAACTTCAACACCAAACTTCAGTATAGCTGATGTTGCCGATACAGGTGGCGGTGTTACTGCTCAAGTAAAACAAGGTCCATATGATGAGTATGCACTTGCAGTAGAAGATGCGGCTACTGATGTTACAGTTAATGTTGAAAGAACACTAACTGGTGCAACTATAGACTTTAGATTAGTTGCTGATAGAATTGTAAATGCAGATGTTAAATCCGATGCCGATATAGCACAAAGTAAATTAGACTTAAATGCGGCAACTACACGAGTAGATGCTACAGGAATTACACAAGCAGATTTAGGTGTTGCTAGTTTTGATAGTGATAGCTTTACAGCAACTGACGGTTGGGTAGAACTAACCACTGCTGGTCTTAATTTTAATAAAATAATTAATCTTGCTGACAAGGTAGCATTAGGTTA